TTTCTGGATTTAATAATTCTGAAAAAACATTTTCACCAACTATAATAATACGAAATAATGAAAGCGCAGAATCTAAAAAGCAATTAATAGTTTTACCAACAGAAGAAGATGTAAATAGAGATGGTAGTGTAATAATACTTGGTTCTAATCAATATCAATTACCATTTCAACCTGGTACAATATCTGATAAAGGTTCATCTGATTTTGAAACAAAACCAAATTCATTTAAAGCATTTCCATCTAAATTAATTGGAGACCAAATTTTAATAAATTCTGGTAGAGTAATCATATCAGCAAAAAATGCAGAAATGATGTTTTTCTCAAAAAAGAATTATGGGTTTGTTTCAGATGGAGCCATGTCAATCGATAATAAATTAGGTATTGATGTGACTGTGGGTGATAATATAAATGTAACGGCAGCTGATAGAGATATAAATTTTAATACATCAAATGGTAAAATAAATTTAGGTAATACAAAATTAGAACCATTAGTAAAGGGTGATAGTTGGGTTTCTTTAATGGAAGAATTAATAGATGCAATAGTAGCACAGCAATTCCTAACACCAGCAGGCCCATCTGCAACTGGACCTGTAAACGTACCATCATTTAATACAATAAAATCAAAATTAAAATCCGTATTGAGTGAATTAAATAAAACTTCTTAAAATGTCTTGGGATATATTCAAACAAAATATTTTAAACGTTGTAACAAATGCAGAAACTATAAAATCAACGGATGAGGTTGCAGATTTATATGCAAAGGAATACGATGCTGCTATAAAAAGAGGTAGCGATAACTTATTCCAATCTAAAATGAAGACTGGTAATATTGAAAGTTTAAAATTATTTATAAAATTAGCTTTGGATGCCGGTGTATCGCAAAAAGAACCATACGATTTAGTTGGAGAAATGGGAAAAGGTGTATTGGCTTATTGGGCTGGTGCTCAATTAGACCCATCATCTGTTCCATCACCACCCACCACAACTCCTGCGGTCGGGGCAGTACAAAATTTACAAATAACATCTATTGTATGTTTAAACGCTGGACAATGGCAACAACCAACACCAAATTCATCAGCAGAACCTGATTTGAGGGAAGGGGCAACTGAAAATGATGATATGCCTGATACTGAACTTGGTGAAACGCAAGAAATATTAGGTGAGATACCACAAGATGAAGAATCAGATGACCCTCAAGAATTACAAGAAGAAAATTCATCTTACTTTAATAATGAAGCAGAAGAAGTTGAAATAGGTAGTGCAGAAATAATAACTGACCCGCAACCACAACCAACCAACCCAATACCAACAAACCCAACAAATCCACCATCATCTACCGAAGTTAATGTACCAAAGATAACAAAAAACGTAGGAGCAACGGCACCTCCACCACCTCCCGGTTTGGCTAGTTTTGGAAATGGTAAAATTCCAAAAGAAAAATTAGGAAATATTGATACATCTTATGGTGGTGGTATTTTACATATTGAAGCCGCTAAGATGTATAATAAACTAATAGCCCAAGCTAAAAAAGAGGGAGTTAAATGGAGAGTTTCATCCACATATAGGGATTATGCTGGACAAGTGGCATGTTTTCAGAAATATGGTTCGGGTAGTGCAGCTAAACCAGGATTTTCTCCGCATGGTTGGGGATTATCTTTAGATTTTGGAGAAATAGCTGGTATGCAAGAAGCAAGAGCAAAATCATTGGGAGTAAGTAGAGCAACAGCTGGACCTGCTAGATACACAAGAGAAAATTCTAAAATATATCAATGGTTAGCAAAAAATGCACCAAACTATGGTTGGTATAATCCATATAGATTAGCTGATAACGCTGGTATGGATGAAGCATGGCATTGGGAATATTGGGGATTCTATACATTAACAAAAGAACAAAGACAAGCATAATATGGGAGCTATACCACCAACTAAAAATCACAATTTATTAATTAATGAGTTTATATCATATGCTCAACAACATTTAAATACGGTAAGTGGTATTGTAAATACAATATCAACATACCCACCATTAAACACACCAGGACCTGGTATAGCTAATTGGTCTGGATATACCGTAGAACCATCTACAAATATAACTGAATTAGTAGAAGAAGTTGATACATCTGAAATAGAAATGACGGATGCGCAACTTATTGAATCCGAAGAAGCATCTTTGGAAGGGGCTGATATAAATGAAGCATCGGCAATGGCTTGGGGTGTTTCTGAAGATGAAGAACCACCAACCGAAGAAGAAAAAGAAAGTGTGGAAACCCGATTAAAAGATGATGCAGAAAAAACTGCAGACCCACCACTTACAGAAGAAGAAAAACCTAAAAATGATATAAAGCAAGAACCTAATTATAAAAGTAAACTAAAAGTTCCAAATGAATTAGTTATTGCTATGAAAAAATATGGGGTTGGAAAAACTCCGTTAGAGCGAGCACATTTTTTAGCACAAACAAACCATGAATCAGGTAATTTTATATATAAAGAAGAAATAGCATCAGGAAAAGCATATGAGGGTAGAAAAGATTTGGGGAATACTCAAGCTGGCGATGGCGTTCGTTATAAAGGAAGGGGATATATACAACTGACAGGTAGAGCAAATTATAACAAATATGGACCTACTGCTGGGGCAGATTTTGTTGGTAATCCAACTATTGTTGCAACAAAGTATTTTGCAGATACGGCCTGTATGTTTTGGAAGTCGAATAAATTAGGTGCTAAATGTGTGGATTCATCTACTACGACAATCAAAGTGATAACGAAACGTATCAATGGTGGATATAACGGATTGGATGATAGAATTAAGAAATTTACTAAGTATTGGGAAGAATTGCAAAAAAATCCAACACTTTGGACATAATTACCAAAAATAACAATTCAAATATTTATAAACATAACAAATAAGTAAGTATGAACACAGACAAATTATTAAAAGCCATACAAATCTTAATCAAAGAGGAATTAAAAGAACAATTACCTGCATTAATTAAGGAAAATGTAAGGGCTGAAATGAAAAAACTGATAGCAGAGGGTAAACAACCTGCTAAACCAAAAAGTACTGGATTATCAATGGCTGCGGCTATGTTAGATGAAGAAACAATCACCGAATCAGTACAAACAAAAATAATTGGAGAAAAGCAATTTAGTAAAAACCCAATAATCAATCAAATCCTTAATGAAACCAAAGGTGGGATACCACAAGGTGATGGTGGGTTCAGAACAATGAATTTTGGGCAAGGTGATATGGGTTCAATAGTAGGTAGAACTGCAATTGCTGAAAAAATGGGATATGGTGATTTAGCAAAAGGACCTTCTCCAACTGGATTGGGTGTAAACACTGGAGTACCTGAATTAGATAAGGCTTTGAATAGAGATTATTCTGAACTTGTAAAAAGATTTAAAAAGAAATAATGGCTATTGTATTAGGACAGAAGTTAGTTCAAGACACAAAGAAATTTGATGATTATGCGATAGGTATAACTTTACCAATCCAAATAGGTAATACTGCTTTTAATCAAAGCTTTAAAACCGCTGAGCAAGCTAGTTCTAATATAAAAAATTTATTACTTACTAAAAGAGGAGAACGTATAATGCAACCTAATTTTGGCAGTGGACTCCAAGAATTATTATTTGATTTCAACGATGATAGTTTGGCTGGAAAAATAGAAGAAACTATAAATTTAGCAATTGAAAATTGGTTACCATATATAACAATTGATACGATTAATGTAGAGGCTTCCAATTATGATAAAGATACAAACACAGTAAAGGTATCTCTTAAATTCGCAGTTTTAGGAAACCCAGATTTAAACACAGTAACCTTTAACGTAGGTATATAATAAATTAGAAAATGTCAGTAACAATTACAAATAGAAATTTCAAAAATAAAGGAAAAGATATAAAATATCTAAATAAAGATTTTGCATCATTTAGAAATAATCTAATTGAATTTGCAAAAACATATTTTCCAAAAACATATTCTGATTTTAATGAATCATCACCAGGTATGATGTTTATAGAGATGGCATCTTATATAGGAGATTCTCTATCTTATTATATTGATGATACATTAAAGGAATCTTTAATGGCATATGCTGAAGACCCTCAAAGTGTTTTAGCATTATCACAATATTTGGGTTACAGACCCAAAGTAACTGCACCCGCAATTACTACATTAAGTGTGTATCAATTAGTACCATCTATTGGAATTGGTATTAATAATAAACCAGATGAGAAATATTATTTGAGAATTAAAGAAGGAATGTTGAGTAAATCAACTAAAGCCGGTATTATTTTTAGAACTACCGATTTGGTGGATTTTTCAGATGAAACAAATAGAGAAATTACAATCTATCAAAGAGATGCAAATACTGGAGAACCATTATTTTATTTAGTTAAAAAATATGTTCAGGCTTTATCTGGGGAATTGAAAGAAAAGCAAGTTACATATACTACATACAGTCCTTTCCAAAAAATAAATTTAGATGAAACTAATATAATTCAAATATATGATGTAAGAGATTCTAATGGAAATAAATGGTATGAAGTTCCATACCTTGCACAAGAGATGGTTTATTTAGATTCACCAAATAATGAAACAAATGACCCAGATTTATATCAATTTAAATCAACCGTACCATTTGTATTAAAAACAATTAAAACACCAAGAAGATTTGTAACCAAAGTAAATCAGGATAATACCACATCTATACAATTTGGGGCAGGTGATTCATCAGCATCTGATGAGCAATTGATACCAAATCTTAAAAATGTAGGTTTGGGATTACCCAATTCTATCAGTAGATTGGAAGAATCATTTGACCCAACAAATTTCTTAAAAACAAAAACATATGGAACATCTCCATCAAATACAACTATGACTGTAAAGTATATGATTGGTGGTGGTGTTGGTTCAAATATACCTGTTGGTGAATTGGTAAGAGTTAATACTATTGAATTTGATGAAGATAATGAATCACTAAACGCATCAGAATTAGCAATATATAATACTGTAAAAAATTCAATTGCCATAGATAATGAAGTACCGGCTACTGGTGGTAGGGGTGCAGAAAGTTTAGAAGAAATTAGACAAAACGCATTAGCAAATTTTGGTTCTCAAAACAGAGCAGTAACTGCAAAAGATTATCAGATAAGAGCATTATCAATGCCAACTAAATTTGGAGCAGTAGCTAAAGCATTTGCCGTAGCAGATGGTACATTGGATAATAACTCACCCGCATCGATATTGGCATCACCAAATAACTTACAAGAGTTTACTGATTTAGTTATGAGTTTTGTAAGTAAGCCCGATGATGAAGAACCTACTCAACAATCAATAAAAGAACAAATAACTAAATTTTTAATTGGTAAAACATCAAACGAAAATGAAAAGAATAATCCATTTGCAATTAACCTATATTTGTTAGGTTATAATGGTAATGGAAATCTTACAAACATTAATAGGGGAGTTAAGGAAAATTTGAAAACCTATATGAATGAGTATAGATTATTGACTGATGGTATAAACCTATTAGATGGGTTTGTTATTAATATTGGAATTGAATTTGAAATAATTGTATTTAGTAACTATAATAAGAGTGAAATTCTTACAAAATGTATAAGTGAATTAAAACAATATTTCAGTATAGATAATTGGACATTCAATCAAACAATTAATTTAAGTGAAGTTGAATTACTAATAGCAAACGTTGAAGGAGTTTCATCTGTACCAATGGTTAAAATAGTAAATAAATGTGGTGGTAGATATTCATCAAATTCATATAATATAGATGCGGCTACTAAAGATAAGATTATATATCCATCATTAGACCCATCGGTTTTCGAAATTAAATATCCGGATTCGGACATAAAAGGTAGAGTAAGATAATGGCATACTATTTTCTAACAGCATCAAAAGATGCATCGGTGTACTTACAACAACCAAACCAAAATACCGGTTTGGATGAGATATTGGAAGTTGGTAAAATTTACTATGGTAATATTAAAGATGTATCTCGTGCTCTTTTAAAATTTGAAGTTGGGTTTTTATCATCTTCCTTATCAAATAATACAATTCAAATGGAAGAAGCTACTCTTATATTAAAAGAAACTAAGAGTGAAGAATTGCCATTACAATATACACTATACGCATATCCAATTTCACAAAGTTGGCAAGTTGGTATTGGTACTAGATTTGATACAATATCAACTCAAGGTGTGACGTGGAATTATAGAGAAGGTGATACTAAGTTAGATTGGTTGCAAAACACTTTAGCAAATGGTAGTGATGCTAATCCAAACAATGGTACTGGTGGTACATGGTATTTAGTAAGCGGTTCAACACAATCGTTTGAATACCAATCAGCAGATATTACAATGGATTTAAAACCAATGTTAAGAGTTTGGATGACGGGTTCTATTCCAAATGATGGATTAATACTTAAATTAAGTGATAGTTTAGAAAACGATACACAAGATTATGGAGTAACTAAGTTGTTTAGTAAAG